AGAAATTATAGATGCCTATAAAAGACAATTAGATATTTTAAGTGAAGTTCAAGATGATTTAAGTATTGCTTTTCAAGCTGATAAAATAGATGTAAATGAATTTATGCAAAGTATATGTGATACCAATGATAGGATAATGACAATAATTGAACAATTGAAGGTTGAAAGTGAATATATACCATTTTAGATAATATGCCGGTATAGCTCAAGTGAATAAAGAGCGGCGGTTTTGTAATCCGCAGGCTGTGGGTTTGAATCCTACTACCGGCTCCAATATGCCTTTAATTGAAGGTGTAAATATGAAACTTATAAAAGGACATAAAATACATAGTGATCGCATGACACCAGAAATGATAGGATATGCAGCTTTATTTATTGCTATTTTTGAAGATTTGACTCCATATGAAGCCAAAAAGTCGTTATATAGGCGATTAGGAAGATAAAATTTAACGTATAACCCCCATTTATGTTATTATTAAAATAGAGAGATAAGATGGTGATATTATTAAAACCTTCAAATGTGGGAATTGTGGTAGAGTTTTAGGTGAATATGATATCAGAGATGGAATTTTTTTAAAGAAATGTCCTGATTGCAAAAAATATAATAGATTAGAAGTTAAAGAAGAACCAGTTGAAAAAGTTATAATTCAAAAGGACCCACACCAGTAACTGGTTAGTGTCCTTAAAAATAAATAATATGCACACGACCTAAACGGTCTGTTATTAGAGAGAAAAAAATCTCTAGTAGCAGGCCGTTTTTTGTATTTATAAATATTTTAGGAGGTATTAATTATGGCTATGAATCAAAATCAATTACAAGCAGGACCTCAAGCTCCACCGGCGGGTGGGCCACAGCAACAACAAGCAGGTAATCAAATGCAACAATTATATCAACAGTTTATGCAAATGGATCAACAAAGATTAGCAGAAGTGGCACTCGATTTAGTAGTTAGAGTTAATGAGTTAGAACAGCAAGGCCAACAACCAGCACAACCGCCAGGAGGACAGCCTGGAGCTCAACCAGGAGCAGGAGCCAGATAATAAAGGGTGATATCTGAATGTATAGAAAAAACGCAAATAATCAAGCTAAAAAAACTTCACAGGAATTAATTTCACTATTTAATTCTTATGATAGTTACCGCCAACAATGGGAAGATGGAGCTATTGAAGATTATAAATTATATGTTGGCCATAAAGAAGCTTTAGATGAAGATGATGAACGTTCAAATCTCCATATACCTAGAACTTATCAGATAGTAGATACCATACGTTCAAGAATAGTTAATGCTTTTTTTAAAACAAGGCCTTATGTAGATTTTGTTCCTTCTCCATCTAAACAATCAAGAGAAAGTTTACAAACTTCGGAAACAAAAGCAGATATAGCAGCAGCTTTAGTAGATCAACAATTAGATAAAAATAAAATAGTACCTAAATTTTATGATTATATAACTAGTTTATTATTATTCCCAGCTGGAATATTAGGTGTTGGTTGGCGATATGAGGAAGACACAATAACAAAAAAAGTTCCTGCCCCTGAAATGGTAATGACTAAATTTGGCCCGAGAAAAACTGGAAATTATGTATATCAACCTAGACAAAGCCAAGAAGTAATTTGGGACGATAATTCTATAACTAATATAGATTTCTTTGATTTTTGGCCTGATCCTAAGGCCACAGACCTTGAAGATTGTCGAGGTGTATTTAATAGAGAAGAAATAACATATCAAGAATTAATGAACAGGTTAGAATTTTTAGAATATCTCAATGAAGGTATTGTTTATCCAGTTAATTATGAAGAAATATTGCAAGAAACTAATTATGACAATGGTAGAGAAAAAAGAATGAGTGAAATTGGTTATTCAACAGAAATGGGTAGTGATTATTTTAATTCAAATAAAGAAGAATTAAGAAAAAATTCTAAATTTGAGATATTACATTATTGGGAAAAAGATAGACACGCAATGCTTCTTAATAGGGAAAAAGTAATTTATGATGGTCCAAGCCCTTACTGGCGACATCATAAACTACCTTTCATTGTTGAAAGTTATGAAAGGTTACCAAATGAATTTTATGGTAAGTCGGCTGTAGATTTCATTAAGGACTTACAACACGAAGAAAATACCATCCACAACCAACGATCAGACAATATAAATATGATTATTAATAAGATGTGGAAAGTTCGTAAGGGTGCAGATATAGATGAATCAGAATTAATTTCAAGACCTCATGGAGTAATTCATGTAGATAATCCAGAAGATGTAGATTCTTTTGATATGAGAGATGTAGCTGGAAGTAGTTTTGAACAACAGAATATAGTAGCTCAAAATATGGAAAACACTTTAGGAACACCACCTATTATGCGTGGAGTTTCCAGTGAAGGAGATATGACAGCTACAGAAGCTATGAAACAGACTAATAACGCTGGAATGAGATTTGATGTAAAAATTAAAGTTTTTAATTCGATGGGAATAACCAGATTAATTGAATTGATGGACCTTAATAATCAGCAGTTTATTGATGGTGACAGGCTAGTTAAACTAGGTCAGGAAAAAGGTGAAGAATGGAGGACTGTTAACCCTGGTGATCTGATAGGAGAATTTGATTATAGACCAGCTGGAGCTAATATTGACCCAGCAGCTAATAAGCAGGTAAGACGAGAACAATTATCTCAAATGATGCAGTTCTTAATGGAAGCGGGAGTACCTTTTGTTAATTATCATGAGTTAATAAAAGAATGGTTAGAATCATTTGATATTGAAAATGCTCAAAAATTTATAGTACCAAAACAGCAATGGCAACAACAACAAATTATGCAACAACAGCAAATGAATACTCAAAATAGCAGAGATAGAGCTTCGCAAACAGATCAAAGAAGAGCAGCTCAAGCAGGTAAAGGTCAGGGTATTAATCCCCAACAACAAGGACCACAGCAGGAAAGAGTTGGAGGTAATGTTAGATGAAAAAGTCCGAGATAAGAAATGTTTTTAGTATGGCAAGTTCTAAAGGTTGGGAACATGTAAATAAATTTATTGAAACCAATTTAAATGCTAACAGAAAAGAATTAGAAAATAATAATTTTAAATCTTTAGAAGATGTAAGGGAATTGCAGGGAAGAATTAAGTCTTTAGAAAAAGTTAAAAAATTTGTTGAAACCAGAGTTGATAAGTACACAAAAAATAATTAGGAGGATTAACCAATGTCTGATTTATTTGGAAATAACCCCGGGGACCGGGTAAATCCTGATAATCCCCAAGAGAAGAGTATAGAAGAAAAATTGGCCCCTCAACCACAGGGACAACCAATAGAAAACAATTCTAATGAGATGGAAGCACAGACAGAACAAAGACAAAATATAGACATGCAATCCCAACAAATTCAACAATCTCAACAATCACAGCAAACTCAACAAAATATACAGGAAAATAATCAACAATCTTTTCAGCAAGAGTCACAGCAAGAAGAAGTACAAACTGAAAATGTTAATACTGATAGTGAATATGAAGAAAAAGTTGAGTATATAAGAGAAAAATTTGAATCACCAGAAGACTTTGAAAAAAGTGTTGAAGAACTACAAAAAAGATTAGGCAGAGACGAAAACGTTAGTTTAAATGATCAGGAAGAAGCCATAGATTATTACATTCAGTTAGAAAAAGAGTTAGGACAAACCGGTAATGTAGAGCAAACCAGACAACAAAATCAAATGCTTAAACAGCAAATGCAACAAATCCAGAGTGCTAATCAAAGATTGATGGCCCAAATGAGAGCTTTAAGAAATCAGGGACCCAATCAACAGTTTAATCAACAAACTCAACAAAATATGCAGAATCAACCCAGAAATAACCAGGGACAATTTATGGCAAATAATAATCAGCAGCAGCAAAATCAGAATAACCAACAAAACCAGGAGGTAAGTGCTGAAGACATTATTGAAAATATGGATTTGGGTATTGATTCAGATGAATTTTTAAATGATATGTATGAAAACGGAGCTAATTCTAAAAACTTTAAAAAAGCAATTGCTAAAGTATCAGGAAAATTAGTAGACGCCAAATTAAACCAGCAACAACAGTTACAGCAACAAAAACAGCAGAAAGAACAGCAGGAACAACAACAGCAAATGCAAAGAGCTCAACAGCTTAATAGTCATTATAAAAACCAGGTACAATCTTTAAGGCAAAAATACGGGGAACAAGAAGTAAATCGCCATAAAGATGATATGGCTCAATTTTTTAGAGAACATCCTACTTATTTAGATCCCAAAATATTTCCAAATGGTATGCAGAGAGCCTATCAGGAAGTTAAAAAAAGAAGAAATAAATTAAACCAGCAAAATCAAATGACACAACAGCAATCACAAATGAATGTAGCTAGAAAGAAAACAGCTAATATGCCACAGAATAGCAGCAATAATAGAAGATTTCAAAATGGAAATAGAAATTTAAGTCAAAATGAAATTGAAAAACAGCAGATCTTTCAGCAGGAAAATACTGGAGGACTGTTTGGATAATAAACCGCGGGTAATATAATTTTACCCTGCGGTGATTCAAATAAATATTTTAGAGGAGTGAATCACAATGACAATTGATTATAATGGTCGTAATATTTGGGGACCTTCTGATGGAGTCCCTGTAACAACATATAACATTGATTATGACCGCAGGGATATTGATATATCTAGTGAAATATCTTATTTATTACCAGAAGCTACACCGTTTTTAACAATACTTATGAGAGCTTCTAAAGTTAAAACTGGTTCAGTAGAATTTGTTTGGTATGATAAGGACGCACCAAGTTGGTGGACTAAAATAGATAGTAGTTATATTGATTCAGCTACTACTATTGAGGTAACAGATGCAAGTTTCCTTAATCCTAAAGATATTATTAAAAATACTGTTACTGGTGAAGTAATGTTTGTAAGTGCTGTAGATACCAGCGTTTCACCAAACGAATTAACAGTTATCAGAGAGTATGGTTATGATTCTGTTGCTAGTACTGGTACCCAGGCAGCTGCTTCAAATGGTGAAGATGATAACATAATGAAGTTAGGTAATGCAATGGAAGAAAACTCTTTGAGTCCAGATGGACATGCTACTCAACCATCTAAAAACTTTAATTATGTTCAGACTTTCCGTACACCTTTTGATTCTTCAGCCGATAACCAGGCAGAAGGCAAAGAGGTTGGGCCAGATACTCGTGCTAGATTAAGGAAAGAACAATTAATAGAACACCGAATTGATATTGAAAGGCAATTGATGTTTGGTGAAAGAAACGAAGTTATAGATGCAGACAACAAAATTAGGAGAATGACTGGTGGAGTTACCCAGTTTATTAATTCTAATAGTTATGATATTGCAACTGAAAATGATGGAATATTAACAGAACAAGAATGGGAAAATTTTTGTGAAATGGGATTAAATTGGGGAAGTAAAAGGAAGTTATTCCTTACTTCACCACGAGTTGGTAGTATAATTAATCAATTTGCTTCTGGAAGAATTGAGACAACTTCTGGTGATGATATGTACGGTATGAGATTAGCCAGATATATTTCTTTCCATGGAGATGTAGTTATTGCTACAACTAAGTTATTTGAAAATGAATATCAATCAACCGGTTTAATGTTAGATATTGGTAATATTAGCTTCAGGCCTTTTGATGGTAAAGATTCTACATTAAAAGCCAATATACAAGAAAATGACCGGGATGGTTGGAAAGATGAATACATGACAAAAGCCGGTTTACAGGTAGAATTAGATAAAACTCATGCTATATTAACCGGTGTTCAAAGATAATTACAAAATAACATAGGGAGGGTTAATATCCTTCCCTATTTATTTAATAAGGAGTGTTAATGTTTATGGCTAAAACTAAAAACAAAAATGTTTTAAGAAAAAATGGTAAGTTTGTTAGCCCGGATAAAGCGGAACCTGCTATTTTTTCAAGTAAATATAGAAATCAAGCAGTAGTAATGAAACCAACAACTGATGATGAAAAAGGTAGAAGAATAGAATTTAATCCGGATGGTAGATATGAAACAAAAGACCCACAAGAAATTGATTTTTTAAAACATAAAGCACAAAACCCTGGTCCTTTTTGTAAAATTAATTTGGTTCAAGATGTAAAAATAAAAGAAAAAAATGATTAAGTAGTGAATCATAAATGTCTACTATTAATATAACCCCCACTAATTATGGTATGAATGTAGTTCGTAATGTAGGTTTTCAATTAAGAACACTTATAGGTACACTTGATTTTGATTCAAATTATTCTTCAGGTGGAGAAACTTTTGATTTAAGTAATTATTTTAAAAAAGAAGTCACAGGAGTTATACCTTTCCCTAAATCTGGTTATCAGTTTGAGTATGATGAAGATAACAAAAAAATTAAAGTTTTTAAACCAGCTCCAGAGATAATTAATGCAGCTAGTGAAACTTATACAGTAGCAGATGATGATGCTCCAGGTGGCAATGCTTTATATGTCAATGTTGATTCTGATGGCAATATCTATTTTGAATGCAATATGGCAAATGATGAAGAAGATAAAGAAATACAATTTGATACTGATGGTCCAATATTAACTATTAAACATGTAGCTTCACCCGAAGGTACACAGGTTTATTTTGATGAAGATGGTACTCAACCCGATAGATTACTAGCTGATATAGAAGATGATTTATATGTACCAACAGATACTCTTAATAAGTTTATGAAAGTTAATGCAGATAGTTCAGCTTCCAGTAATGGTGTTGCTATCAATTATGATGATGATGCAGATGAACAATTAGAAGCAACCACAGATGGAAATAGTAATGCTGATCTGGACTTAGCAGAAAACATAAACGACTTTATGAAAGAAGTACAAGATGGAGTAGATTTATCTTCTATAACTGGTGTAAGGTTTATAGCATTAGGAAGGTAAGGTGAAAACATATGAAATATATTAAACATATATATGATTATATTCGGGGAGTAACTGATGATTCTCCCCAAGCTCAAATTGTAGATTCAAATAAAAAAATATGGGATGATCTCCCAACAGAAACTAAATTAGAAGCTATTAGGACTTTAATGAATTCTATTGATGGAAAAGACTTTGCTACAGAAACTACGCTAGATACTCTACTTAACTCTCAAGACCCAGTTAATGATAAACTTAATGTGCAGGAAGCTGGAAATAAGGCTTCTGGCGCAGTAACAATTACACCAGATGATACTACAGATTTAGCAACTGTACCGATTACTGGACTTTACATTGGCGGTAATGGTAATATTAAGGTCGACATGCTAGATGGCACAGTAACAACTTTCGTAGGACTAA